CAGTCGCTTCGCTAAAACCCCCTTTTTAGAGGCAAACAGTATGGAAACCCGCGGCCGGGAGGCCAAAGCAGAGCGAGAAGTGGCGAACGTCGTCAGTATTGCGGACGCCCGTCCTGAACCGCCCAGCACTCTTTCGGTCGAGGAGGCCGAGGAGTGGCGCCGGGTGGTTAACAGCATGAACCCGAACTGGTACCGCAAGGAGTATCAGGGGGTGTTGGTGGCCTACTGTCGGCAGGTGGTTCTGGGGAACTACTTCCACAAAGTGGCTTCGGGGTACCCGGTGGAGCTGCGCGAGACTGACGTGGGGATGAAGCAGTACCTTGACTGGACAAAGGCGGCAGAGAGAGCCGATCGAGCGGCCGACAAGTTCGGTACCACGCTACGGATCACGCCGCAATCCAGGTACGACAAGGACAAGGCGGCTCGAGACTCGAACAAGACGCAGACCCGGCCCTGGTAGACGAGCGGACCGCGCGGCGGAGGGCTGGCGGTTGGTACAAGTCCCGGCGCTGGCAGGCGCTTCGGGATGCTCAGTTACGCAAGCAACCCCTTTGCGAGTGCCGGATACACGCAGGGAGGACGGCGCGTGCGGAGGTGGTTGACCACAAGATTCCGCACCGTGGGGACAGTTCGCTGTTCTTCGATGCGGGGAACCTGCAAAGCCTTACGAAACAATGTCACGACTCGTGGAAACAAGCGCTGGAGCGGAGCGGCACGGATGTTATTTCGGGCTGCGATGAGAGTGGCCAGCCGCTAGACCCTGAGCACCATTGGTATGACGCGAGCCGAACGAAACATTGAGTGGATCGAGCGGTATTGCGTTATTCCTGAAGGCCGTTTTGTTGGGCAGCCGGTAGTCCTGCGGGAGTGGCAGAAGGGCGAGCTGCGGAAGATTTACGACAACCCGCACGGCACGCGAACGGCGATTGTCTCTTTCGGTAAGAAGAACGCCAAGACGACGCTCGCGGCGTTTCTGTTGTTGCTGCACCTGTCGGGCCCGGAGGCGGTTAGAAACTCGCAGCTAGTCAGTACCGCGCAGTCGAGAGACCAAGCTGCGGTGCTGTTTGAGTTGGCGGCCAAGATCGTGCGCATGTCGCCGGTTCTGAGTGACTTGATCGACCCGAGGTACACGCAGAAGCAGTTGTACGACAAGGAGATGGGGACGCTGTACCGCGCCCTGTCGGCGGATGCTTCGACGGCGCACGGCCAGTCTCCTATATTCGCGGTGCATGACGAGCTCGGCCAGGTGAAGGGGCCTAGGTCCGAGCTGTATACAGCTATTGACAACGCGATGGGCGCGCACGATCGGCCGATGGCGGTGGTGATTTCGACCCAGGCGCCAACCGACGCCGACCTGTTGTCGGTGCTGATTGATGACGCGATCGAGGGCAATGACCCTCGTGTAGTCGTGTCGCTCTACAGCGCTCCGATGGACATTGACCCGTTCTCGGAGGAAGCCTTGAAGCTGGCGAATCCGGCTTATGGCGACTTCCTCAACCCGGTCGAAGTCCAGAAGCAGCAGAACGACGCGAAGCGCATGCCGGCGCTCGAGGCGCTGTTCAGGAACTACACGCTTAACCAGCGCGTAGAGGCTTCGGCGCCGTTTGTCACGCAGTCGGTATGGTCGGCTAACGGTGGGATGCCGGACGACGGACACGTCGTTTACGGCGGCCTAGACCTGTCCGAATCGAACGACCTGACGGCCTTGGTTCTGGCCTCTCCGGCGCACGGGAAGCTGAGTGTCCATGCCACGTTCTGGCTGCCGGAGTACGGGCTAGCCGAGCGGGCGAGAAAGGACCGGGTGCCTTACGACTCCTGGGCTAAGGCTGGGTACGTGAGCACGACTCCGGGCCGGTCAATTGAGTACGAGAGCATCGCGCTTTACATCGCCGACCTGTTTGAAACCAAGGACGTGCGCAAGATCGCGTTCGACCGCTGGAACATGAAGCACCTTCGCCCCTGGCTGATTCGGGCGGGGATGTCGGAAAGCCTGATTGATGACCGGTTTGTTGAGTTTGGGCAGGGATTCCAGTCGATGACGCCGGCCCTTAGAACCCTCGAGTCCCTACTGCTTAGCGAGCGGATCAAGCACGGCAACAATCCGGTGCTGAAAATGTGCGCTGCCAATGCGGTGGTGAAAGCGGACGAAGTAGGGAACCGGAAGCTGGACAAGAAGAAGTCACGAGGCCGCATCGACGGGATGGTGGCGTTGGCTATGGCTGTTGCGATGGCCTATGAGCACCTGAACGAGCGCAAGGTGTTTTCGGTTCCGTCTAGGTCATTTGTGCAGAGCGCATCAGTGTGAGGGACTTAGCACTAAGCCAGACTCACTCGCTCACGGTTCCCCAACCGCTACCGGTTAGGAGGCCGGAACCGACGTGGAGACACATTGTGGGGGTGCACGTCGAGAAGCACAGCGAATTTGCTGCTGTTTGGCTCGGGCATGAAGTCGGAAAGGGAACGGACAAGGTAACGCTGTATGACAGCGTGATTTATCCGCCCGGTACACATTTTGCGGTGATTGCAGACGACTTGAAGCGGCGTGGAGCATGGAAGCCGATCGCCTGGCGCGCGGACGACGAGGAATATGTCGAGGCCCTACGGGAACGCGGGTGCTCGGTGCTGTCGTTCTTCGGTAAGGATTCCGCCTACACCGAAACTCCGGCTGTTTGTGCAGCGAACGCTTTGCAGATGGACGAGCGTCTTACGACTGGCGGAATGGCTGTGTGGGACATCAACACAGCCTGGTTACGTGAGTACGAGAGCTTCGGGCAGCGAGACGGGATGATCCCCCAAGAGGGGTTCCCCCTGATGAGTGCTACGCGCCACGCCTTCCACTACCTGAAGCGGTCACGGAAGTGGCCAGAGCCCGCCAAAAAAATCAAATACGACGATCGGGGCGTCGTCTAGTGAGGCAGCAGCAGATCGCCGGCCGCTTGGGCGGCATGGCGACCCGTGGTGAGCGGAAAGCATCTTCCAAGCTCACGGAATCGGCCGTACGCGACATTCGCGCAACAACCGGGCAGCGACAACCGCTCGCCCAAAAGCACGGGGTACACCCCAAAACGATAGACGCCATCCGTAGGCGTGACTGGTGGAAGCACGTATGAACATTGCAGAACTTCACCGACTGAAGGCGCTGGAAGCGGAAAACGTCGCCATCAAGGCGCGACTGGAAAAGGTCGAGGCTTATATCTGGGGCGAGGAGGCCAACGACGATATGGAGACGCTGGAGCATGGAGCGGTGCCCGCTCGCAAGCGTGGCCGGCCTCGCAAGGATCAGGCCGCTTAAATGGCCGACCTAGAGCGTCTGATTCAAGCAATCGACGCGGCCGAGCAGTCCTCGTACGGGTCGGACACAGACTCCGACCTACAGTACGAGCGTGCGCTGCTGATCCGGTACTACAACGGCGAGAACGTCGAGCCGGCGCCGGATGGCCTTAGCCAGATTGTTGACCGCACGGTGTTTGAGTCCATTCAGTGGATCATGCCGTCGCTGTCGAGAATCTACGCCAACGGTGACAACATCGTCGAGTTTCAGCCGTTTGGCCCTGAAGACGAGCAGGGGGCCAAGCAAGAATCCGAATACCTCAACTACCTCGTCACTCAGAAAAACCCCTGGCCCGTGGTTTTTACCACTTGGGCTATGGACGCTCTATTGTCGAAGAACGGGTACTGCGAGCCGTACATTGAGAACCGAATCACCACGGAACTCGAAACGTACGAGCGGCAGTCCGAGGAAGGGTTGGCCTTACTGCTGCAAGAGGATGGCGTCGAGGTTGTAAGCCATACTCAAGAGCCAGACCCGAACGGCCAGCCGCAGCTTGATCCGATGACCGGGCAGGTTGTGCTGCCCATGCTCCACACGGTGACGTTGCGTAAGTCAAAGCCGAAGAAACGTCTACGGTTCAAGGTCATTCCTCCCGAGCGCACGAAAGTTGACATCAACACTGACTCGTTCTCGCTTGAGCACGCAAGCTACTTCGAGTACTGGGATATCGTTTCAATCAGCTACCTGCGGTCGATTGGTTTTGACGTTCCTGATGACATTGCCTCCGGTGACTCGGATTCGGACGAAACCGAAGAAGCCGATGCGCGCAATCGTTACGCGGAGGAAACGCTCGGGGACTCTGGGGAAGTTGACCCGGCGATGCGTCGTGTTCGCGTTAGGTGTATTTGGATTCGGCACGACACGGACGAGGACGGTATCGCGGAACTCCAGAAGGTCTACCGCGTAGGCTCAACGATCCTCGAAAAGAACGGCGAGCCCGCTATCTACCCATGCACCCGCGTGGGTGTGGCAAGCATCACGCCGATTCTGGTTCCTCACCGACACCCAGGAACGTCTATCGCAGAGATTGCCGTTGACCCTCAGAGAGTCAAGACGGCCATGCTTCGGGGTGGTTTGGACGGGTTCAATCTCGCTATTCGGCCTCGGCACATCGTCTCGAACGAAGTCAACGTAGACGACATGCTGGTAGCCCGTGCCGGCGGCATCACGC